TCTGCTGTCTTGCGCCTTCTGCTGCTTGTGCCGACTGAGCATTTGCTTGAGATTGCGCTTGAATTTCTTCCATTTTCGCCTTCTGAATCTCTTTCATTCGTTTTTCTCTCAAAATAGCAGCGTAATTTACAGCGTATTTGAAATTAGGAATAGACAATATTTTGTATTTATCAGCAAAACTCAAAGTGCCATTGGCAATTTCAACCGACAAATCTGCTTCTAATTTGGCTTTTTCTTCAATGTCCAAATACAAATCAATGAAAATTCCAAATTCAAATAAATGCAATTTCATAATTTCTTCCAAATCCATTACAGCAGTCGCGCCAATTTTTCTTGCAAAGTCCTCTCTTAAATCTGAAAATTTTAGCAAATCAGCTATTCTGTAATTTACACCTTCAGCAGAACCTTTAATAATGTATTTTTTGCCAAATAAAATATGTCTAGTAGCTAGGTTGCTATTTAAAGCCGCCATTTTTTGAATACCTACCAAAGAGTCTTTGTCTGGATTTGATGCGTCAGATGCTTTGTTTAGTCCAATAACGTCTCGCATTAACTCTAAATACCCTGCTCTTTCATTTCTTAATGCTTGAAGTTTGTTTAGCGAATCTCCCGTTCTTAATTCGGTGATTGGCTTGCTATACATTGGGTCGCCATTAGCGCCAAAACTTCTTGCGAAAATACTACCGGTTTGGAAGAACATGTCGATAATATTCTGAGGTGTATATACGGAACCACCACCAAAGTCTAATTCGGCAATTGCGTCTGGATCAATAATAAATCCATCAGGCTGTATTTTCTGAATAATTTGTTCAGCTTTTAACTCTAAAACATTCAATTTGTCCTCAACGGGAATCATTCTAGCAACAAGGGAATCAATGTAACCTCTTTCTTTATTAGGCGCTACACCGATATATTGGTCAATTACTTTTTGCTTATTTGATTTTGGACGCGACATATTTTCAGATACTTTCCATTCAAGCAAAATGTCAGTACCTAAAACTAACGCTCCTTCCATAAGTATTTCTTCCGCGACAGTTACAATTTTGTACTTTCTGAAATCTTTTTTCTTATTCCCTCCTTCTGTAAATTCGCCAATTTCCTTAGAACCTGAGTCTAAATCAATAATTTTCTTTTTCCTATCTCGTGTAGTTTTGTAAGTGAAGTAAAGCACATTTGTTGTGCCTTTTATTCTTTGGTCTTGCGTAATTCTATGATACTCCCACCATTGAACCGCCGAACTTGCCAATTGCGCTTTTTTGTCTGCATTTTCCGGTTCATTCAGCCATTGATATTCTATTAGAATTTCGCTAATTGGCACAACTTTAAATTCGCCGTGGTAAAAACAATCTGAAAAATCAGGTTTGTCGGTATATGATTGAATTTTGTTCTCGGGATTAACGTATTCCAAAACAATTCCTCTATCGTGGTAAAACTTGTTTTTAACCCAAGCAAGTCCACATACGGTCAAATCAGTTGTTATCTGTTTATCAATAGTGTCTTCAAATTTGTTTTCTTTGAAAACTTCGTCAATGGCTAATTCTGTGGAAATTTCCATTGATTGCTTATACTCTAACTGCATATGCAAGTCTAGCTCTAATTTAGACTCCGGAATTTGGTCAATTGGCAAATTACCTACATCCACACCTAACTTTTGTTGAGCAGCAACAATAAAATCTTTTGCATATTGGTCATCTTCAATTCTTTTTCTATAAGCAAGTCGCTCGTCTGACGAAGCTGGGTCAATAGCAGTTGCTCTAACAGAATATCCCCGATCGCACATTCCATTTACAACAATATCGACTAATTTGGGAATTATAGAAATTGGCTTGGAAGATAAATTCAAAAACGATTTGTCGCCTTCAGCTTTAAATTGCTTGATATACTGTTGCATGTCTTGAAGACCTTTGGCGTACATTCTTCTTTCAATTAGCTGATTTCGCTGAGTAAAAAATTTACTAACTTGCTGATTTGCTACATTGTAGCCGTAAAACCATTCGTTTTGAATTGCGAGTGCTAATTGATAACCCCACTCAGGTTTCTTTTTATTTTCAAAAGAATCAAGCTGACTTGGGAAAGCCACCGTTGAAGATAAAGTCAATGGTTTTTTATCGTTATTCATTGTGAGGCAGTATATTTATGAACAAAGATAATAATTTATTATAGTATTTTGCATTTCGATAATATTTTTCTATTTTGTAGAAATTATTAACTATTATATGTGCGAATTTTAAATCCTAAAGTTTTTCGTTCCGGTAATTGTGCTTTGTAACTTTTTCTGTTAACGCCTACTAAGGCATAGCCGGAAGCAATGGTAATATCGTAATCTGTACGTTTACCAACATTGAATTTTGACCAATCTCTAAGCATTCTATTGAAAGGACATGATCCGATTTCGTTTTCCTCTCTTACCGGAACCAAATCATCTCCTTGCTCGTAATAGCCTACATATTTGTTTACGTATGCTTCAATTGCTGTCCAATGTATATTTATTACGTCGGCGCTATTTGATGGAATTCCCCCAAGCAATTTTTCAGTTGGAGAAAGTCTATTGGTTTCTTTGTCAAATCGGCTAAGTGAAAAACCTCTATATCCGCGGTTCTTAAAGTGATATAACATTCTTGCTTTGTTACTTTCAATAAGAATGGGCATCCCGTAAAAGACACAAGCTAACAAAGCGTCTTCAAAGAAGATTTCCGCTGTCTGCGGCCTAGCAATATATTCTAAAAAAAAGAAATTACTCGGAACGTTTCTCATGGAGAAAGCTGTAACTCCTGAAATTGCGCCTTTAGATCCCGAATCATATTCAGAACCGTTTTCAGTATTTTCTAATTTAGCACCCGCCGTTGCATCAATATCATAAGTATCAGCGCCGAAACAGCCTAAATCTTCATTCAATGGATGTTTGCTTCGGCCGCCAAATTGATTATTTTTTTCAATCCAACGGTTTTGAAGTTCTTTGGGTGGCAACCAGGCAATTAAAAATCTTCCTTTATGATTTGGTCGCCAAACAACAGTTGTGTCTTTAATTCCGCCTTCCCATTCGAAATTGCCGCGAACTAATGTGTTTTCTATATCGATGTTTGTATTGTGGGTAATTTGGTCGTTAAGTTTGGTTAAATCAAATAAAGAACCTTTGCTTTCGTCTCTAAACGCATCATATATCGTAATAGGGTCAAGCCTACGACGATTATTTAAAGTTTTAGCTCCCATTGCTTTTGCCGCCTTAAACGAATTTTCTAAATATTGTAATGAGCCTTGAGTCATTTTTTTGCCTTGAGAATTATAAAAAAAATCTCCTTCGGCGACAACTTCGTGACAAATACCATACTTATCGGTAAAAGCTTCCATGTTTTTGTGAGCAGGAATAAAAAAAGAATACAGGCCCGTAGCGGTCATTCCATTTAAATCTCTATTTTTTACGTCTGACCCGTAATACATTGTTTGAAACTCTTTTCCGCCCTTGTCATAAGGGTTTAAAGTTGAACCCATAAAGCATTTCCCTACAACGTTTCCGCCCTGAAGCATAGTTGGCCGAATATTGTCCCAATGGTCAAGAATATTTTGAGGGCGTTCTCTTTTTCCTGCCTCATCACAAATATATCTGACTAATTTTGTAGAGTCATACGCAAGCGTCGTTGAACTTTGCCAATCAACTTTAGTGTTTAAATAATCATCCGTATTTGTGTCTTTTTTCTTTTTTGCTGCTTTACTTGCATCCGAAACTTTAGCAAACTCAATTTTATTTTTATCGTCAATTTTTCCTTTTACAACGGGTATAAAAAAGAAAGGTTCGTTTTGTAATGTATATAAATATTTTGAGAACATTTTTTCAACATCTTCTCCTGTTTTACTTGTCATTCCCAACAAAGCGTTTTTCATAGAAGTAGAATCGTTTATTGTAAAATCTAAAGCGGCTTCTGTAAATCCACTACGGCGTCCCTTGACGAAGTCAATTCCCAAACTTCTATCATCTACAATACAGGCTTGCATAAAATAATATAATTGGCATTGCGCCCAACGAAATTCTTTTGTTTTGCCTGTATCTAACATTCGATTATGCGTCAATCCCATGTAATGCGCACCAACTAAATATACTACCTCTCCATTGTTGTAAAAATGAACGCCTTCTCTTCTACGTCTAAATTCTTCTAAAATATATTCCGTAAAAGCATCTTCTGTTTCAGGAGTAAGTCCTTTAGGCATTTCGGGCGCTCTCCAATATTGCTCTTCTTTTGGTAAATTCCAAAACAATATTTTCTTTTTATCTTTAGGTATTTCAGGAAGTTGAATTTTTAAATTATCTAAAATAATTATTTTTCCTTTAGTTCCTTTTGGATCTAAAATAATAGCGTCTTCTTTTTCGTTATGCCGTTCTTTATAATAATTTTCAATTGGATAAAATTCCCCCTTAGCATATCTTTCTGGAAAACCAGGTTTAAATTCTCTTTCTTTAAAATCTACAATTCCTGATTCTAGCTGATGGCGCAAAGAAATTAATCCTGAATCTATTTCTTGTATAGCTCTAAATAATATTGGTTTTGCTTTAGTCGCTTTTCCATATTGTTCAGCATCTAATTTGTCGAAATCAATGTTTTTCCTTAATGCTTTTCGCAATACATCAACAGAATTTTCCCCTGCTTTGATTAATTTTTTTACATAAAAACTTAATTTTTCTTCGCTTGGCGAATTAGGAGAATTTTGCCATAAAGCTATCATTTCTTTAATAGCGGAAAACGAATCGTATCTTGATTGGACAAGTGTGCTTATTTTTTCATCGGCTACCCCAAGTACATTTACATCAAGCATCATCCCTTCAAGAGAGTTTTTTATCGAAGCTTCAATATCTTGGCTTAAATTTTTCATTTAAATTTTAATTACAATAAGCAAATTTACAAAAATAATTACTAAATTTGCAATGTAGTTACGGTTTGGCGACATAGTAACAAAAGCACACGCTTACGACCCTCGTTGAAGAAACAAATGCCAAACCTTGTTTTAGATTCGAGGGTTGTTTCGTTTAAAATAAATAAATTATGATGCGAAGTAATAAAAGAGAACGGGTAAAAAAAGCTATTGCTTTGATGATTGAACATTGCAACGATAAATATTTTGATCTAGTTTGGTATGCTAGAAGAGATAAGGCTGAGTTAATTGAAAAAGAACAGTATGAGATAATACATACTATGCAAAAAATAGAAGATAAATATCCCGAAGAAATTAAAAGGCTTACGGATTTTGAATCAGGAGATTGGGAGCATGGATTTAATTCTGGAATGTTAGCGGCATCTAGACTGTATCTTTCTATGATTGAAGAAGACGTAGAACAAGCATTAGAAGAATTTCCTTTTTTGGATTCGTAGTAATAAAAAAAGCCTCTCTATTCGAAAGGCTTTAATTTTTTGAATTGACAAATTTCTAGTTGTGCGTGATTTTGAAATGAAATCTCACAAAGTTATTCAATACTGCCGTGCCGTAATTTCTTACACGAACAGTCATTGCGCCTCTTACATAAGATACTAAATCTACCAATGGCGCGCCTGTTGTTGCTCCTGCTGAAACTGCTGCAATTGTCGCGCCCAAATCTCCTGACACATTAGTTGCGGTAATAGTTGGGAAAGTTGCGGTTGCTGCTACAAAAGTTAATACTCCTGTATTTGCTGTTACTGTAATTCCCAAAGCCAATAATGTAGCCGCGTGAGAAGTTACAAAATTAGCTGCCGAAGTAGTTAAGTTTGTAGTAAACGTTGCTAAATAATTTGTTCCTCCTACCACAACATTTGCGGTTCCGCTTGTTCCTGTTAAGGTTACTGCTCTTGACGAATTTCCTGTTAAAGACGGATATTCTGTGCTAATCAAAATTGCAGAAATATTCTGTATTACAGAATTGTTTACTACAAATTGAAATTCGGTGTCGGCCGCATCTGTTAGCGGTACTGTTTGGATAATTGAGTCATACGCGTTACAAGTTACCGCCGTAGTCTTGGATGTCGCTTGAGTGACAATTCTAATTCTTGACATAATTTTTATTTTTTAGTGTTTAGCATTATTGCTGATGTAAAGGTAATTATTTTTTTAATTCAAAATCGCCATTACTTTTTTATTGCGCATTAGATAAAGTCGCTCACCGAAAATTTCAAATAGATATTCTGAGAAACTACCGAAAGCTATTCTTACTCCTTGTGCGACTCCTTGAGCTTCCATTGTTGGGTTTACGTACTTGGCAAATCCTTGATTTTTTACCGTCTGTTTTCCAAGCCAAAAATCTTCTTCGACAATAGGTTCAACAAAAATGTAATCATCGCTTGACATTATTTTTCCATCGCGAATAACAGCATAAATAATATCAGGTGTTACGCCGAATAAATTGTCTTTTATAAAATTGTCAGACTGTCTTGGAATCCCGCGATCATCGAGAGTAATTCTAAAAACATTGTGTTGGACCACTACGGCATCGCCTTTTTTAATAAATCCTGAATAGGCAAATGGTACAGATTGAACAATTCCAATTCTTTGTACATCTTCGGCTTCTTCTATGCTTGTGTTGACGATTAAGTTGCCAATTTGGTTTACGTATTGCTCATTGTTAATTGGCGAAATAATGAACTTAAACGGCGCTCTCATTAATCGAGAAAATATTCAGGTGTGACTATATTATTCTTTGGTTCATCTTTCCAATGGAATATTTCATCCCCTTTTTTTAACCAAAGTTGATAGTGATTTTCACATTCAACTATTTGAGCCAAATTGAACTTTTCTGATTTTCCATTTATTGTTGCTGTGTAAACTGCCCTGTCGTCATTTACCACATAGTGAAAACGGTCTTTTACCTCCGCGCCAATTGACAATTTTCTTATTTTTTGACCCATTTTAATTTGAATTTAGATTTGAATTATGATTTTTAAGGAATTACTCTAGTGGCAATACTTGTGCTTGAATTGAAATAAAGGTTTCCAGGAACCAATCCGCCAGCTAAAGCAGCGGCGTTATTTGCAAATCCACCTAATATAGAAAATATTGCGCCATTAACTATTGCATTGTTAGCGTTTGGTCTTGCAAATTGCAAAGTTGTCCAATTTTTGACGTTGTTGATATTACTTCCTTCCATGTACACATATACTGGGTCGGTTGCTGGTGGCGCTCCTGTATATTTAAAAGCACCATAAGTAGCGTCTACCGAAATTACATTAGAGCAATCAAAATTAGTAACAACAACTCCCGAATCAACAGAAGTTAATTGGATTAAATTATTAAATTTTTCAGAATAGAAATAACCATCATTTACATTAAGAATTGTCGCGCCAACACCTCTGTAAAAAGCATCTGCTCCGCCAATTATACTTCCGCCGGACAACGCTTCTTGTGTAAATTCTTTGAAATTGTCAATTCTAAGGTATGTGTTTGCTTTTACTGCCGTATTTATGCTTTCATTCAATATGAAATAAACGCCTTCAATTGGATTGTAAACTTTATTCGGATCAGTTCCTGTAGTATCTTTGTAATTTGCGTATAATGGGTTGAAATCCATTTGGTGTCCTTGAATAGTCATTGACGAATCCACGTTATAAAGTATTGTAGAAGAAGAGCCTACAAGTTTACAATCGGTCATATTAAACGCTCCTTCACCATACCAATTGACATTTTTGTTTTTTACCATGTATAAATCTTTTGGTAAACTGTTTTGAGCAAATACGGTAGCGCCAGCTAAAGTTTTACCTGTGTCAATGTACGAACCTGTATCTACTAAATAAGCCTTGTCAATTATTGAGCAATTCGTAAAATACAAACTAGAGTCGTTTTGTATTGTGGAAACGCTTGGAGATTTATAATTTAAGTGGTTGACTATTTTATGCTGAGTTTCAGAGATAATCTCTACATTTTCAAAAGACATTGTTACAGGATTTACCAATGTGCCGTTTACATTTTTCGCACCTGTGTAATTCACTAGATAATCTGTAGATATGAAATAATCTTGTGATCCTTGATAAGTGATTGAAAAGCCGTTTCCTTTTAATTTAAGATTGTTGATGCTTAAATAATCCATTGATGTTGCTCCTGCTGCGGCGACTGTAACATCACTTAGCAATTCAATAGTTGCGACTCCGCCAAATTCTGGATTTATGTCTGTACCTATTGTTCCTCTGAAAGCGTCAAAAGCTTCAGCTAATGTTACGTAAGGTGCCGCTAGAGAACCGTTAGAATTTCCGCCTGCGTAATTTGCGTTTACGTAGAATTTAATGTCCGATGTATCTACCGGCAAAGCAACTATAATTACATCGTCAACAAGAGTTACTACATTGTCTGGGAAACTTAATTTGAAAAATTCATGAATTTTTGTAGTAGCATTCAAGCCTTTGTAAACTCCAGTTCCCGTGGCTCCTAAATTAGCACCTGCCTTACTTTCAAATTTAACAGCATCTCCATCAATAGTTACGTCAAGTCCTACTGATTTTGCTTTTCTTATTTCGTGCAATTTACTTGTCGCATTCAAACCTTTGTAAATATCTACTCCCGCATCCCCTACGCTTGTTCCTGCTTTACTTTCAATTATAATATTTCCTGAAGACACGGAAATATCAAGTCCTGTTGATTTTAACGCGCGAAATTCAATTTCTCCATCGGCATTATAACCCGCCATAACAGCAGTGCCATCGCCTAAACTTTTGACCGCGACAATGGTGATAAAATCGGCATCTGTAATGTCTGTCTCTCCATCGCCAATAGTTACATCTTGAAGTTTTAAAAGATATTTGTTGCCATTGACATTAAATACCAAAACTTCGTATTGAGAAACTATATATACGGGGTCTAAAGCATTTGCTACGGCAGCAGGTGAAGTTAACACTCCTGTATATTCTAATTCGGTAATTTTCAACGTTCCGCCAATTTCGGGAGAAAGTCCTGCGATAACCGCCTCTCTAATGTCCGATAATTGCATAGAAATTGATTGTCCTTTTGCCATTCCAACTCCCGCGTCTACTGAATTTGTACCAATGGCGTAATCAGTAAGAGCCAATGGCGTTTTGATAACGTATGCTGTGGTATTTTTTATCTTTGTCATTGTTGTTTTATTTAGTGGTTAAGTTTATCTTCAAATTTAACTATTTCCCCGTATTCTTTGGGAACTTCATTATGGTATTTTATTCTAAATTGACCAATTTCAAAATCTCCAGCGTTTTGATAATGAATAAAGTCTTTTGAATAAATATTCACAACCGCATTATCATAATGTCTTACGGCTATAGTTCTAGGCTTCTCAATTGCTATTACAGTTGAGGTTCTCATACAATTGGAGTTTTAATTTTGCTAAACAAACCATTAACTAGCGCAATTGGATTAGTCCCTTTTTGCCATTTGTAAAGCACGTAAGCAATCAATATTAATATTAGCCACCAATACCATGTTTGAAGCATAAAAGTACCCCAATTGAACTGCTCCTTGTAAATTATCTTACTGCTTTCAATTTTATTTACTTCAATCTCGTTACTAACCGAATCAACTACGATTTTAGACACGCTTTTCTCATTTACAACTATTGTATTGTCTTTTCGTTTTCGATGGCTTAAACGAGCGTTTTTGTATCGAGTTACCTTGCCTTGTGCGTTGGTTATTTCAATTGGTTTAGTCGAATCAACCGCTTCAATACAAACCTCATCAGTAACAACATCGAATTTAATCGAAGTGCTATCTGTTTCGGTGCTATCTGTTTTGATAACTTGTGTAGCAATTGCCGTTGAATCAGTTTTAGTTTGCTCTTTGTTTACTGTCTTTGCTCCGCACGAAATTAGTAGTAGGGATAGGAGTAGGGTTGTTAGTTTTTTCATAATTTAAGATTTAAAACGGGTCTACAAACAAAACATTTATATTTTTCCGAGTGCGTAACATTACATTGCCACCGTTTGAATCATTACCTACTGCCGTGTTTCCCTCGATGCTTTCAAAGGTTTTACCGACTTCAATCCATCTTACAA